CTCGGAGATTAAGGTGACAATCTTTCCATGGATACCAACCTGGTTACATGGCCATTATTACCATCGATTTGTAATCCAAGATCTGGATTTACATCGAATAGATTTCGACCTAAGATATGATACCAACGGAACATTGTTGGGATATATCGAAGTACTAGGTTATCTAACCCCTGGTCGGGGTCAGCAGTCTCGATAGAACAACGTCGATACTGAGGGAACTTTTCTCCATTATAGTAATTCTTGGAGTTTAGTAACCTGTTATAACCCATTAGATAAGTCATACCATTGTCAGGAAAATCACAATAGTACTTGTACATCCTTTCTGCTAAGGGCAATCCCTTCGGATTGAAACCTAAACCCCCCATAAAATCTGGGACATAGCATATACGATGTATTACATCTCTTTGTCGTTTTCTAAGCAAACCTATGGCTTTTGGACCAATGTTCTTAACAAAGTCAATAAAAGAGTCGTCAGATGGTTGTCTCCACTTTGGAGATGACAGAGAAGAATGGGTAGTTATTACTCTACCAGCAAACTCACATAAGACGTTAGACGAGATACACTTGTCCATAGAAACAGGACACTGTAATTCGGTAAGCAGACTCATATATTTTTGGTGAAGAACATCTGATAAGATCACAACATCATCTCCCAATACGAAGAACTCCCCATCATGCTTGTAGTTATTTAAAGCGAAAAGGAGTATCCCGTGTGTCAGAGCAAAACTAGCGAAGGACGGGTATAAGCCTAACGGCTGGCCCTTTTTCCACCTTATGAAGCCATCTTTATATCTCCAAGGAGATTTTGATAAGCTCTCAAACAACCGGACATCCTTCTGACCTGGAACGATCAATTGTTCTAGCAAGAGTATTTGTACGGATAAGGGGAAGTAATCAGTTGCTCCGCGTAAATCTACGGAGTGGACAGTTACACCAGATCTTAACTTTGACTGGATAGACTCTAGACCCTTTAACTGGTCATGAGTGCAGTCCCACGGCATTTTCTGCAAGATTGAAAAGACATGAGTACCTAACGGCTCCAATGCTTGTTGATAGACCCTTGAGGGGTTTGCGACAGCACGAAGCTTAAAACCAGGTTCCTGAATGAAACCGATTTTACCCACAGAATTCGGGTAGTCGGCGGTATCAGAGTCTCGGTGGTCATCTAGGACTAACCCTTCCTCAACAGAATCAAAGATTTCTCTAAAGATTCCGCGGAAGTCCCAACCAATATGCGTACCTCGGGTAAAGCTTAAGGCACACTCTAGGGAAGCCTCCCCTTCAAAAAAGGATCGGCCGTCAGCATGGGGTTCCCTTTTCAAAGGAGAAGGGACCACCATAGCCAACGGTTTTGGTTTTGGTAAAATCACAGGTCGAACACTGAGCTTACTCAAGCTCTTTGAGAAGATGTTTTTGTAACGAGTAACATCAATAGAGACAGGATCAGCATACACACCATCGAGAAACTTTTTCTCTTGTTTTTCAGTGGTTTTGCTTGATACATATATCGTGTAGTAATTTAAAAGACGAAGTGCCTTCTTAAAGAAGTTCTTATGAGTCTTCATACACGTTAAAAGACCTTTAAAGGGTCCTACAAATGTACCGCCTCTTCTTGCTACCCAAGGAGCAACCATCGGTTGACCAGCCACAGTTCTCAAGAAATCAGTTTTAATTGATTTCAACCGTGACACAGTCCACTCTTGGCCACACGCAGATTCCCATACATCGATACATTGAAGTATAGGGTCTGTTACTTCTTGTGGTATACCAAGGACAGATACGAAATCCAATCTCTCTATTTGTTTTTTACTCATAGTACCCCTCACGGGTGTGCTAGACAAATGAAAAGATCGACAGATCTAGTCCAGGTCTCCATAGGTTCAAGGTGTTTTACGTATAACAGAGGGAAGTCTTTCGGACAGTTCACTACTGAATGGTGGCATATCCCCCCGTTGGATTGCTACCCATTCTTGGGTAGTTACACCTTCGGGTCGATCAGCACTACTAGAGTTCACATTTGGAGTTAAAAGTGTTTGCTCGTTCTTCGATGATAAATAATCATGAGTGAGGCAAGTTTTTACTCGCTTAGTTATTTCATCCCTCTCTTTCGAAGAAGGTAACTTTTGAAGATTAGTCAGGAGGTCATTACAAGACTTGAGAAACTTGTATTCACTCCAACATTCTTCGAGAATCTGACGTTTGTTTTCCA